GTTCGATAAGGTCTTCATGGTCAAATCTATCCGGGTCAGTTACGCTCCACGGATCGGCACCTTGGTCGATGTCTTCCTGGAGCTGGGGAGCAATGAGTCCTTCGTAGCTTGATAGCTTACGAGGTACACGAGCAGGCCATACAAAGGGGCGGTAGTTACGTTCTGCAAGTTTACGGTAGATAGTAAAAACGGTTTGTGGCGTACCAAGGTACATAATCCTACTATCCTCTTTTGGTGTAAGAATAGATTCTGCCTCAGTACAAAGTTGTAGAAGTTTCTCCCTCATCAGCTCAGTCATGCTGTTTCCGGGAACCTCAATGTCGTCCAGAATCATTAGATCAGCACGGCTACCCGTGAGCTGACCAGTGATACCTACAGACTTAACTGACGGTGCCTGGTGAGGCGGACATTTGATGTCGAAGGAGATACGAGACCACCGAGCTGAGTCATCAGCAGGTTGCATATGATTCAGCCAGGGAGTCTCGATGATAAGTTTCTGAAGAAAGATAGACATGTTATCAGCTCTCTCCTTAGAGGCGGAGATAATCATGATCTTCTTTTCGTTGTCTTTAAAGAGAGTCCAAAGGACAAAAGCGCCAGTAATCCAAGATTTACCAACTCCTCGGAAAGCCTGGATCTGTAGACGCTTAGGACCGTACTGTAAGTAATCAGCAATAGCATACTGAGCACGAGTAGGGGATGGTAGGTCTAGCTGAGCCCACAGGGCTTGTAAGAACAATTTAAAATCATCTCTTAACAAGTCCAATGTAGTCATAGTCATTGTCTCTCCAAGTAGCTGGTCCCTCAGGGACGTTGGGTAAATATTGTTTAACTGTAAATCCAGTTCGTTCCTGGACAAACAGTGGGTGGTGTACTAACGATTCGTATTGCACATCAAACCATTGATCTTTCCGTAGCGTCCGCTTTAGTAAATCAATATATTCGTAGCAGTGCTTAACGTAATGTGGGTAGAAATCAGGATCTTCATACCAGTCAGCATACCATTCGACACGCTCCATACTGGCTACAATGTCTCCAGGTGCGCGATACATAAAAGCAAACCTAACATTAGGTATCATGTAAGATGCTTCTAATACTTGGTGTAAAAGAAAAGGAGCCTGAACTACTGCCTTATCCGGTAAAGGAAGACAGTAGTCAAGCTCATCAACGTACACACCGCCAGTTTGTTCAGCAATAATACGGGCAGCTATAGTAGTGCCAGATCGTTGCGGTCCTGTAACGATGATAGGGTGGGTCATTTCATATTCCGTACTTCTTTAAGGAGAGCGTCAAGAGGTTCCCAAACTTCAGCCGTTTCGACCAAATATTTGGCATCATCATTAAGCCACGCTTTCCACAAAGCTTTTAATGAGGTAGGATCTTTGGCTTCTTTCATAGCAGCCATCAATTCTTTTTTACCTAGCTCCATTCTGCCAAACATACCACTACCCATAGCACGCATTTCAGTGTGCAAAGTAGTGTGTGGTCTATCTGCGATGGCTAGAATGTTTGACCTAGCGTCACCAGGGCGTACTCCAGCTTTAGTAGCTTCATCAGCCATGTCAGCCAAGTCGTCTGGACCAGCAACTCCTTTACTGATAAACTGATCCATTCTATCAAAGAATGCAGCAGACATACCTTTAGGAAGTTTGTGGTGTAGATGCAGTGTGTCAGTAGTTTGTCGCTTAAGTTGCTCAGAAGTAACTATTTCTTTTGCAGCAGTTAAATTAGGAGGATAAGCTTTAGGATCTTCTGGAGTAAATGGTAAAACGTTAGATTGTGCGCTAGAAAGTTTAGCTTCAGTTTTACCAATTCTAGAAGTTTTACCAATAGCTCTATATTCAGTAATTTTACTGGATAGTTTTTCTACCTCACGGCTACGGCTAACAAACTGTTTACCAAATGATGCTGATCCTTTAGCAAAACTAATCCCTTCTCCAGGTCCAGGTAACACTGCTCCAACTAATAAAGCTGCTGCACCAGACACAGGAGCAGGCACGTTAATACCAAACATTTGTCCAGCACGTTCTACTCCAGTTGCAGCTAAGTTCATTAACTGAGCTTCAGTTTTAGCTTGAGTTTCTGCTAAACCTAGTGTAGATTGCACACCGCTTACAACAGGACTAGCAACAGTTGGTGCTTTTGGTTTTAAAGGAGCTTGGGCTTCTGTTTTAATGTCCTGGCGAAGCTGACCCAAAAACCCCGGAACCATGCGGACAGCACCGCCAACAAAATTAACAGCTTTAGATCCTAAATTTTGTAGTGCACGAAATTGTTCACCTATACTGATTGGTGCGTTGTAGTCCGGCATAAAACCGGGATCGTCTTCAAACATTACTTAATATGCGATAAAATAAGTTGTTCTCTAGGCGTAGTGCCAAAAGTCTGCCTCATCCACGTGAGCCAGTTATTCGTTCCTTTGTTCTGATTACATTTCCTGCAGGATGGAACCAAATTTCGCGTGATCGTCTGTCCTCCATAAAAACGAGGTACAACATGATCAAGAGTAAGTTCGTGTAATTCATAAGTTTCTCCACAATAGACACATTGACAGTTGAAGTGTTCCTTAATGGCACGTCGCCATAGCCGTTTCGCTTCAGGGCTAGTCATGGTTATTAGATTTTGCAGGTAGTGATCAGGACTGGGGAGCAGCGGGGTCATGCTTTCTTGCCTTTACGGGCTCTATTTTTAGATGCAATTTCAAGGGTTGTAGATCCATCCTTTTTGTGGGATACATCTTTACCGTCTCCATTGCCATAGGTGCCACGTTTCCGATTCTCTTTGTTGAGTTCGGTACGTTTTCGTATTTGCAAAGAACTACTATCATACTTTTTTTGGTATGATTTATAGTTACCGTTAGCGTACTTTGGACCGCTGTATTTAGACTTTCGGGCCATACAATCTCCGCTGTACTAGTTCTGGATCAATAGTAGGCAAGACACTTGCCAGTTTGTCTAGTTGGTTACCCTCAAGGGCAACACCACTAATGTCGTTTTTGGCGAGCCAGTCACACGCAGCTTTAAGATCCTGCGTAGAGGCTTCACCGGATTTGATACGATTGAGGAACTCAGTAGTCACGAGATTGTGAAGCTCGTTAAACTGGTCCTCAGTAGCCTTTTTCTTCATTTGTCAAAGACACAATAGGTACAATGTCGTGACACAATACCTCTACCCGAGATCCAGGACGGAAAGTAAATCCAGCCTTCATGATCTCAGTACATTTCAAAGCTCTCACAAGCTCATAGTCCAGCCGTAGCTTTTCCTCATGTCGTCTAGCAATAGCTTTACACTGCTCAATCATCCCACCATCCAAAGGAACGGAGAAGTTGAGCTGTGCACCATAGTTATTATTACGGGTGTAGCCTTGAGGCAACGTATCGTTCCCCATGTAAAACGGGGAGAACGTCATTGTTGTACCGTTACAAGAGTTACCCCCAGTAAACTGTTGTCTACTAGGGGCACCATTATTTTGAAATTGTACAGCTTGATTCGTTACGTTACCTGTAGCAGCCGCAATAGGCGATGCATTGTTGCTAACTGTTGGTTCTTCTGCTTTAACGGGAGTTACTGCGAGAAGACAGAAAGCGAGGTAGTAGTAGAGGTAGTTTCGATGTCGCGGGTGATGTCGATTGTTTCGATGATTCCCGCTGCTCGTGTCACAGTCTCCAGTTGAAACTGTTCGCCAGCTGTGGTCACCGACCAAGTAGTTGAGGAATCGGTGATGTCCCCACTTGGGGTTACGTTTGTTCCAGACCATGATGAGTATGCACCACCGTAAACCTCAGTTGCAATGGTCTCAGTGATGGTTTGTGTGGTGGTAGTAGTGGATTGCATTGACCCCTGGGTAAACTGTGGGGTAACAGTTTGAGCTGCTGCAGGAGAAGCCAACAACAGCAGTAGAAGTAGTTTCTTCATTTAGGTGGCTCCGAAGTTTTCTTGGTGTCCATTCGACTGATCCCGTAGGAAGCTAGAGTGCCGCTAAGCAAACTGGCGACAAAAGTGGGATCCATCTTTTGTAGCATTCCCATGTAGGAAGCTGTCAGAACACCAGCACTCCACACGAGCACAAGTGCCTTAACAATTTCACTAAAGAACTCGTTAAGAAAGCTCTTGGTTCTGTGCATTTTTCTTTTTCTTGGTTAGCAGTTTCTTGATAATTGGTTTCAAGACGCTAACTGTCTTTTTAAAGACTGCAGTAGCTGTAAGGGTGGCTGCAACTGAGACAGTAGCTGTCGTTGTAGCCGTAGCTAAGATTTCGTTACTCGGTAGCGGAACAGTAAGATCTGTACCCGGTACGTCAACGTAACGAACTTGTGAAGGTATTGGGGGTGGTTTAGGTGGTGGAGGAGTCACTGGTTTAGGCTTCTCCTCCTTCTTTTCGTCCGATTGTGTTGTACCCTTGACTCCCGGAGGCGGTCGAAGGTCGTTAGGAGGCACTACAAGCGGCTTGTAGGTGGGTAAAGTGGCTCGTGGTACCTCCAGTACCGGACGGGGTAGTAAAGGCGCCTCAGGGAGCCGTAGAACCGGCAGTACCGGTGGTGCTCCCAAGTCCATTACTTATCACCGAAAAGACCACGCTCGATGAAATCAACGGCTTGGTCATCAACAGTGTTATCAGATTGCTCAGCCAGTTTGCGGAGCAGGTCAACAATCAATCGCTTCACTTTGTCGCTGTTAAGAAACGACATAAGAACGGGACGGATAAGTGCAATCATTGTTCTAAAAAAGTTAGGTGTTCAAAAAATCTCGAACTTCCTGTTTCCGCCGTTCGAGTTCAGCGGGGTCAGAGGTTTGTTTAGGGTTAGCCTCTTTAATAGCTTGAATGGAAGCCTTCCAAGCGTCTACTCCTTCGTGGTAAATCTGATCTAGCTGGTCAGCAATAGGCGGGTACTGACGAAGCTCTTTGTATTCAAAGACTTCTTTGTCGTAGTAGATTTCGGTTGACTTTTCAGCTAGCTCCAACTGGGTCGGCTTGTCAACGGGAAGATTCCACTCAAGAGTTGAATAGTCAAAGGGGTCGCCATAAGACCAACCAAATGATTCGGGACCGTAAAGGTGAAAGGTTGGTGTTGCGTAATCAATTCTCATGGCTATTAGTCGGTTTGAGAGTTAGAGGTGATAAGCTCATTAGTTGAGTTACCACTGTAGGAAATACTGTATTTTCTAACGTGACTCATATTGCGTAGATACAAACCAGTAGCACAGTTTTGAATCGTTACGGAGTTGGTCACAATCCTAGCTCCAGCTTCGTTGTTGTAGTGATTGTTCCCTCCAGTGAGTCCGTTTTGGAAGTTGTTAATAGTGCAGCTGCTTATGTGAAGCATAGCGTTGTCAAAAGCGCAAATAGCATGATTACCAAATCTTGTTCCAGACTTGTCAATATCGCCAGACCAATGGATAAACCCACCTTGGATGGTCACAAATCCACCAAGCCCGGCACTCGCTTGAGCTGTCAGAGCGATATCTGCCTGCCAATCAATGTCGAAACACTTGTAGAAGCTAATGCGGTTAGACCAGCCATAGTTGCTGCTGGATTCAAATGAGCAGCTGCTGTAAATGCGACCCATGGAGCAGTCATGGAAATATACGCCTCCTGCATACCCCGAACCCACAGCAAAAGCTATATTCTGAATACGGAATCCATGAACATTATGCATTTCCCATGCATGTTGCAAGCTGACTGTAACTGTCCCACTATCAGCAAGAATCCTCAAATAAGGACCAATTTGATTGGATCCATTAAAACCAAATCCTTTGATATTTTGACCACCGTTAGTCGTGGTGTAGTTACCTTGAAGTCGAATCTCTAAGGTTTGGTTGCCTGCCAATTTGGGAAGCAGTTCACAGGCACGGCTAATGGTGCGGACAGGGCTGTTGGATTCTCCAGTACCAGTACTGTCGTTACCGCTATTGGAGACATACACTTGAACCGTGCCATTGCCTTTTGAGATGTAGGTCTGCCTACTGGTTCCGCCGAATATAGATCCAGTACCTGCGTCTAGTTCTCCGTTGCCGAGGTCCAACCCATCGACCACTGCTTCACCGGTTACGTTGATGCCGGTGGAGGTGGTGTCCAGCTTCTTAGAGTTATCGTAATAAAGACTGGCAGCTCCATTTGCAAGGAACTTGCCCATTGTCTCTGTTACAGCATTGTTCGTAATTCTTACGTCATCAGCTGCAACAAACGCGCTAGTTCCGTCGTGATACACCTGCAGGTCGTTGTCAGTACCAAACCGTGCCTTAACGCTGTCGTTAAAGTCAACGCCATTAGCGCCACCGACAGACGGTGGGATGCTTACAGCGTTAGTAGATGCGGCGGTAACACGCCCTTGAGCGTCAACGGTAATGCTGGGAATATTAGTAGCATCACCGTAAGAACCGGCGGTAACAGCAGTGTTAGCCAGTTTATCGGCAGTTACAGCGTCGTCAGCAATTTTGGCTGTAGTAACGTTAGCATCGGCCAGTTTAGCCGTACTAATACTGCCGTCAGAAATGTCGTCAACAGTAACTGCATTAGCTGCAATCTGTGTTGCGGTGACGGCACCTGTTGCGATGCCGTCAGATCTTACTTGTGTTAGTGCCATAGTTAATTAGTTTCCTTCTTAGCGGACAAGCCATTCTTCGACAGTATCGCTGATGTCGCGCATCTTGATCCAACGCGCTCCAGTGACCTGACCTTTACGGATTCGCAGTTTGCCCATTAAACCGACGCAATCCCACTCTGGACGTTGTTCGCGGGAAACGTATTCAACGTCTGGGTTGTAATCAGGATTAAGTTTGCGGCGCTGCTGAACAACAGTGTTGCCATCCTCATCCTCAACTTCGTAATCTTCTTGGATGTAAGTACCGAAGTCATCGCGAAGGTATTTACCGTTCCACTTATTCCAAGCAGCATCACCAACAACGCTGGGATTGCCAGAGATAACACCAATGGGCTCTTCACCAACAACGGCTTCGCGGATCTTGTCGCCGTCTAAAACAACGCTGATGCCACGACGGTCTTCTGTAGCAGTGTTGCCATCAGACCACTCAAAGTATTCTGCGTAGTCAGCACCGCCACCGTTCCAAGATCCGTCTGCGAAGGCGACGCCATCGCCACGCAACCGGAATTCTTGGTCTCCACCAGATGATTCGTCAAAACGACGATCAGAGAAATATCTAGCAAAATCAAAGACTGAACTAGCACTTCTCTCGCTTGCCACCCTCATGATGGCAGTAACATGCGTGCTGTTCATCATTGAGACTGTTAAAGCCTGCTCGCCTGTATTAGCATTACCAGCAAGTGACAAGGCACCAATCATGTTGGACGCCCAACTACCAGCATTTGCTGATAGTGGACCAATATGAGTAATACCTCCACTTGTAAGCCTCATCCGCTCCGTCGATGTTTCGTTTCCAGTCGTAAAGAATGACAGGAATCCATCTTGGTTTGCAGCAGCTCCAACCCACTCTCGCTCTTTACCTGCTCTAATTTGAGCGGCAGGTAAATCTAGGCCACCACCAGTTCTGTTGAAGTTAAAATTCAACGTGGTGGTCATGGCCGAGGAACCGGACGTAGTGTCCATGTTCCTAAAGAAGATTGGGGCATCGCCGTTTGCATCACGCCTTACGTCTAATATTCCACTGGGGGACGTGGTGCCAATCCCGGTGTTGCCATCAGTGTTAATGACTTGCCTAATTAAATCACTAACACGGACTTGCAGCTGATTAAGGTTGTGACTGTATTCAAATCCACCAACAGTAGAACTATCGGTATCTGCAAGATAAATACTACTAAAGCCTGTATTTCCGCCCATGATGGTCATGCCGGAACGTGAATTAGCAGCCGCAGTGTTTCTAAGTACAAGCTGATTACCGTTGCCACTTGTTCCACTGCCAGGATCAGTGGTGCCTATGCCAACCCGCTGAGACGAGTCAACCGTCATCGCACGGGTGCCTTCAGTCGTCAGGCGGACTTCACCGTCGCTGCCAGTATCAACAACCTCAACTGAAGTATTACCCTCAGTGATGATGTCGGGGTCAGCAGCAGTGCCGCTAGAAGCAGCAGTAATACGTCCCTGAGCGTCAACCGTGATGCTGGACAGGGTGTAGCTACCAGCGGTGACAGTCGTGTTAGCGAGCTTAGTACCATCGACGGCATCGTCAGCGAGGTGAGCCGTGTCAATAGACCCGTCAACGTAGTGCTCGGAGTCGATAGAGTCGTCGGCAATCTTTGTGCCGTCCACAGCGTCCGAACCGAGCTTGGCTCGAATCACGGCTCCGTCAACGATCTTATCACTGCTCACCGTGTTTGCACTGGGTTCACCAATGTTCACAGTAGAACCGATGATCACACCCCAAGCTTCTGAACCAGTAGCAGGTGCGTCAGACAGTCGAATAACAGAACCATCAAGAGCAAAGCCGTCAGTAGGACGTGCAGTACCCGTGTTAGGTTCCTGAACTACACCGTTGATAGACAGAATAATCTGTGAAGCATTGGCAGGTGCATTATCGGTAATAGTGATGTCATTGATAGTGCCGTTCCACGTCGGGAAGTCGCTAGCAGGAATGACAAAGAACTCACCAATAGACTGAACTTCTTTCCATTCGGCAGTAGCACCAGAAGTATCCCACACCAGCATCGTACCGGAACCCGTGTTAAAGAACAGGTCACCAGCATCGTTGTCGGTGGTAGGGTTAGAGGCACCAAAACGATAGCGTTGGAAGAAGTCGTTAACGTCATCGTTCAGACGAATAATATCGTCATCACGGGCGATAACTTTGTGGTAGGTATAGCTGTTTTGAGTTGTAGTAGTCTGAACTTGCAGACCTTGCTGTGCAGGAAGTGTAGTGCTGTTAAAGCTGGTCGGGAAACCAGTAATGGTAACAGTCGTACCACCAACGGTTTGACCGCTTGCTTCACCACTTGCGTTAACTGCAAGACCACCAGCATCGGCAATCGACACAACGGTGCCAGCATTGTTTGAAGGATCAGGATGGTCGTTCGGGAAGCTGTTTTCATCAGCAATAGCAACAAAACCACCAAGAGCATTCAGCAACCCTAGGAACCGAGTGTTGATAGATGCAGCACTGGGGAACTGAGTAGTAGAAGTCCAAGTAGGATTGTCAGTTAGAGACGCACCATCCAGTTGGTTCAGCTCATTAGTGTCCAGAGTCGCACCGTCAAGAATGTTCAGCTCACTGGTGTTAAGCGTTGCACCGTCAAGGATGTTCAGCTCAGCAGTGCTTGACGTGGTAAGGTTGTCAAGTTCGGTGTCAACGTAGTTCTTAGTAGAAGCGTCTTGTGCACCGGTAGGATCAACAACGTTAGTAATACGGCTAGTACTTACGTTAACTACACCAGTACCGTTCGGGTTAAGAACGATGTCTTGGTTAGTAGTGTCAGTTTTAATCTCTTTGCCGTTAACGTCCAGGTCTTCCAGCAGAGTGCTGACAGACAGTGCACCGGCAGGGATGCTGACGAAACCAGTTTGCTGATTAACACTAAAAGTATCGCCCACACGGAACTTACCGTTGTGGTCAGTGATAGCTGCCCAGACTTTACCGTTGTTTAGTTCTTTAACCTGATGTGCTTCAATAGGCACACCATTAGGTTGAGTACCAGAACCAACAGTATAAGTACCAGTTGCGTTGTAAGGAAGTGCACGGTAGTCAGTACCAGCACCCACGTACTCCATCGTGTGACCGCTAGAAGCAATCATCGAACGAAGGAAGAATGACACAGCTGCGTTGTCAGCAACAGCACCGTTAAGACCAAGGTTATTAGTCCGGTCAGCAGTATCAGGACGGCTAATCTTAACTCGGAAACCACCAGTAATCTCTTCAGCACTCAAGATTGGATAGGTATTACCTCCAACCTCAACAAGCATGTTGTCTGCAGGACGCTGAGCATTACCAAACCAGTCAGTACCAGCAGTAACGTTGTCAATGTCAAACGTTTCGTCACCAGAAGATGCAGCACCGTTTACAGTTGCAGTAAAGATTGCACTGGTAGAACGTCCAGAAGCCACCAACGAGAAACGACCAAAGTCAGTTGTTGAAGCAGCAAGGTTAGCCTGACCACCATTGAGACAACCAATGTGGAAGTGGTTGAAGAAAGCGTAAGAGCTAGTAATCTGAGCGTAACCATTGTTGGTCACAAAGATACCAGGACCATCCAAAGCCACGTGCGTGTAGCTATCAGCCACCATCGAACGCAGAGGAGAATCATCATGAACGGTATCACCGTTGACTAGCAGACCACCGCCAGTAGGTGCGGAGTCAAGGTCACCAGCCTGACCTCTATCGGAATCACCCGTGTAGAAGTCAAGAGCATCGTTATCAATCTCCGAGTCAGAGAAGTTAGTACAATTCTGAATATAAGGAGATTTGAAGATCTTAGCATTGGGAAGGAACGAGACGTTCCAACCTTGAGTAGGAGGAAGACCGAACTCAGAGTCAGTCCACAAGGATCCAGTGTCACCACGAGTACCGCTAGCCTTCATACCGGTAAACGTCATGTTTGCCAGGTACGAACCACTGTTCACACGGAACAGACTACCAGTTTCAGTAGCTTCAGTCGGGTGAACAATAACGTTACGGACAGACGCACCAATGATAGAGACATCGGTCTTTTCAATGTCCAGAGGTGCAGCTTCTTTATAGATACCAGGAGCGACTAGAATGGTGCTACCGTTTCCGAACGTAGAGTCGGAGTTGATAGCAGCCAGTGCAGACTTAATGGTTTTCTTAGGAGTACTAATACGGTGACCATTATTGTTGTCATCACCGTTAGTAGCGTCAACATAGATGACTTGATCAAGACGAGTAAAAGCACCACCAGAAGTGATAGCATCCCACTCAGAACCAGTCCAGACATAAACGGTTTTATCTTCATCATTTTGATACCAAGTTTTACCGTTCTCCCAGTCGGAACCCGAAGGGGTAGCGGTTTGAACAAGGGTATCAAAACGACGTGCTGCAGCTAGTGCAGTAAAGACGTTGGTATCTGCTGCTGCAGGAGAACCTGCGTTCTGCTCAGCTTGGGTAATAGTTTCACCATCTTTATCCCAGAACCGATCATCCAACGCTGCAGTAGTAGCAATCTTGGTGTCATCGCTGACCCAAGTGTTACCATCATACAGAGTGTTGTCGAAACGATCCCAGTAATATTCTTCTAGGTAGCTCTGAACATCTTCAGGCACACCAGGGCAATTAGCCTCCTGAATAGCATAACGAAGCTGCTCAAAGTTATTGTTCAGGTCATCCGAACGAATGGCAGAGCCAGGGCTAAACAATGCCCGGATGTCATCAAGATTAGTAATCCGACGAATCCGAACATTGTCAACCGTAGGTTCACCAGGATCGGTAGGGGTGGTAGGAGAAGGCGGAGCAGTGCTAGTAAACTCTACAATAGTAGGGTTAGCATCTGTGACCCGCCAAGGATAGGTACCATCAGTCGTGAGCTTTTCGTCCCATTCTTTAGTTGTAGCGTTCCAGAAATAAACGTGGATCTCAGATTTGAAAATGTACGGGAAGTCAAATGAGAACTGTGTCTTAGTCCCATTACCCGCTTGAATTGTTTGTACGTCAGTACACGACATAATTAGTTAAAGGTGTAAGTTTACTTACGGTACAATTCTTGAATGGTGGGATCAAGAGTTTCGCCAACAACATTGGCTTCTTGGATAAGTTGTTGCTCAATTTGCCGACGTTCAATCTCGGCATACATATCCTGATCCATTTCAGCGTAAGCAAACTCTTCCGCATCACGGCGAGCTTGGCTCAAACGAATATGAATCTGGTCCCACTTACGCAGATCTGCTTCATCAGAGGGTACACCCAAACGGCGCATCCGACGTAGACGTGCAATACTCTGCCAGTCACCTGCATCACCCATGATCTCATTGATGGAGCGCTGGAAATTACCTTGCTCACCCATCAGTTTGAACAGGGCGGAGCGCTCATTAGCTGTCAACTTCACACCATTCTTAGTACGGAACGTGGTGTTGACATCGAACTCAAACTCTTCTAGGAACTTTTCTTCAGGCGATTGTCCAGAGTGGACCTGCAGAGGGCTGTAGGCGTTCCACACACGTTGCAAGAAACCATAACCATTTGCTTTCTTACCAGTCACAGGACTGTAGACGTAAGGTGCACGGTTGTCAGGGTTAGCGGTAGGAAGGAATTTATTACGGTTAGCCAGGACAGAGAAGAAATCGTTATCTACTTCACGGAGACCTTCACTGAAGATACGTCCCCATTCATTACGTTGACCTGCAAGAGGACCTAGGCTATTAACAAAACCTGCACTCCAACGAGTCAAAGCACCTTCGTTACCAGACAGCATGTCCATCAGGGGCTTCATAGTAGACAGACCAGTACGGTCAGTTACTGCAGCACCAAAGACAAAAGCTGCCTTTTCAAAGAACCTTTCAGTGTAGGTAGAGCCAAGCATGTCAAAGTTGTCGCCAACGTTTGCTACAAAAGCTACCCAGTCAGCAAGCGGTCCTAGCCATGCATAGGAGTACCACCTACCGTCCAGTCCCATGTAGGTCCGTTTCTTCCAGTTGGTATTCTTTTCACGTGCCCGCTGCGCTTCTTTGTCGTAAAGACCATCACCACGCAGACGACCTTGTGAATAAAGACCAATAGCACTCGTTACAGCCAAACCACCAGCTGCCTTACGTCCACGAGTAGTGTACTTAAGATCAGCAATTTTGTTGAGTTTAGCCAAAACATCCATACCTTGAGTGTCAATGTTACGTGCTCTCAAAAGCTCGTCAACCCTACCCGGCTGAGCCATCAGGTCTTCAAGTTTAACGTAAGCAAGTTCATTGACATCACGTTGGAAAGGAGTAAGCAAAGGGTTGTACTTACCAGCAATATCTACCACGTTGATTCCAGTGTTCGAGAACATAAGGAACGGTTTCATGCCAGGTAGAAGTTGTACAAGACTAGAAACATTGGAAGCCAGTGGGGTGTCAAGGTTAAGTGCTAGTTCATTAGTAGCGTACTTGACAGCCTCATCCTGAAGCATTCCACTTTCATCAAACATCTTTGCGTAGTATTTCTCCGCAATCGGTTGGACGGACTTCTTATTGATAGGTTTACCCGCAGCAACAAGTTCATCCATAGCACGGAAACGGGCTTCAGCAGATGCGTTAAACACACCAGTGAATCCGTCCATTGCCGTCATAGCGTTAGGACCAAAGCGGAACACAGGATCTTTACCCATGTCATTCAGCATTTCAATTTGGTTGACAATATAAGTCAAACCATCATTACCTGCTGCAGATTGGGTATCAGCTGCTTTACGCAGGAACTCAAGTTCTTTCTCGCTTTGCATGAGCAAGTCAAGACGAGTACCACCACGTACAGAATTAGGATCCCTAGATGCTTTCATAAACACGTTACCAGCGTAAGGCATAGCCTTCTGCATGGTGTCAATGACAGAGCTGTAAGCAATCCAACCACGTTGAATAGCTTGCACATCGCCAGCCATTGCTGCTCCAGCAAAGTGTGAAATTGGTTGAGAAATAATTCCACCAAAGTTACCAACCAATGCTTGAATTGGAGTAACAAATGCAGACAGAACATTATTATAAATGTTTGACCACACACCAGCAATAAGTTTGTTTTCAACTTCAGGGGTTAAATTAATGATGCCTTTACCGAGGTCAACCGTCATACCGTGGATGTACTTATTCATCTTGACAATGGTATCAATAGCACCATCAGTCAATTCATAAGCCATCAGGAACTGATCCATGATCTCAGGTTGGTTATCAGCAATCTGCCTCATAGTAGAAGCAAACTGTTGGGAATCACGGAACACCTTTTGTGCTACTTCACCAGCCTGCTCAACAGACGCAGCGTTGTAACCTTCAATGTTCTTGAATCCATTAGCAACCATTTGAACCAGATTCATCTTCCGATTCTTGTAGTACTTAGCAGAACCAGACAACTGAGTGACGTACTGCATCAGGTCAATAATCTTTTCTTGAGCTTCCTTCACAGCAGCAGTTCCTTCCATCATCCGTGCACCTTCTGCAAGGTCGGAGATACGTCCCGTAAGAGAGCCTGCAAGCAGCGACTGAGCGCGTGCAACGTCCATGCTGGTAAGCTCACTACCAAAGCCACGAAGAGCCTTAGCAGCCATAGCGAAGCCTTCTTCTGCAAGGATCTCTTTACCAGAAGCATCACGAGTGATGAACGGTTCAAGAACCATACGAACTTCACTCTTAGTCATCCGAGGATCGAACAACTGAATAGCAAGGTTTTCGTTAGCATCTAGCACATCGTTGAAAGTAACCTTCCAACCGGATGCACCTTCCATACCAATAGGACCAGCTTTGTGGAGTTGATCAGCAAGACCAAGAACAATGTCCTGAGCGTTGTCACCACTCTTCAGTGCATATTTAAGAGCAGGTTCAGACAACATGTTACCCAGACGACCATAAGTAGTGTCCAGGTTCTTAGCGATACGTGCGGAGTCAAGAGCAGCACCCACAACACCAAAATCGTCTACAGTACGAACACCAAGTTCGGTGTAGTCAAACATGTCGTGAACGCCTTTGACTCGTTGATCAAGAACAGGATTTTCAGAAAGGTTGTAATAACCAATCTCATCCAAAGCGTCTTCACGCTTCAAAGCAGATTCAACGATTGCTTCTTCTGGATCAGCAGAACTAGGTTTAGGAGAGTTTCCTTCTAGCCATTTACGTGCCTCAGCGGTTTCACCCACAAGTTTATTAGACTTACGCAAGCTAGCAGCTGCGTTAGCAAGAGCACCTACAAACTTGACGACACCTTGACCAATGTCAATAACGGTGCCCATACCAAGGTCTTCGTAGATGTTCTTCTGACGTTTCTCATCAGGAGAGTTAGTCTTTAGTGTAGCAAGGCTGTCAGGAATAAAGTCAAAGGTCTTTGGCCATTTCTGCTTTAACCTACCAGTAAGGTTGTCGTTTTCGTATTCACTGCTGACAGCGCCGACAGCGACACCAGCAGCAGCTTCAACACCACGACTACCAATAAACTTCATGAAAGCAGTGTTGCCTAGAGACCATCCAACTCGGGTTTGGGCAGCAGCGGCGCCACCCATACCCAAACGAGTCAGACCAATGGTCGGTAGCACAACCGCAGAGAGTTCCCTGACAGACTGTGCTACTTCATTTTCAAACTTAGTAGGTTTAGCAAATTGTTGACCGGTGAACTTGTTAATAACATCTACACCAAAGTCTAGCAAACCAGTCGGAGCAGCAAGCGCTGACTCTGCTGTATTGCGAGCGTAGTCACCAAGATCGTAACCTTCTTCCCAGGGCCATTGTTGGTCCGGTTCTTCACCACCCGTAGGAGGTGTTTGTTGTTGTTGAGGTGCTTGTTGAACCCCCGTAGGGGCGGTTGGACTCAGTTCAGCAGCCGTTGCATTCTGTTCAGCTTGCTGTTTCTGCGCAGCGGCAGCTTCAGCTTGCAGTTCAGGTGATAGGCTGTCTTCACCAGGGTCAAACCTAAACGCCTCTTCAAGATCGTATTCCATAGTTAAAAATTACAGTCCAAAGACGTAGTGACCATGTGCACTGGTATAACCTTCTTCAGTGCTAAAACCAGCTTGTTTAACTAGTTCAGGGTTAGCTTTCATCCATTCCAAAGCTGGACCAGCAGTTATATCAAAAGCAAGTCCGGAACCTTCCCGGTGATAGCTAGTATCTGAGCCTCCCACTTTTTCATTATGGACATGGCTGCGTTGTGAGCTAGTAATGTCTGAAGGTTTGACCTTACCGTTAGACAGTTGGATAAGTTTCTGGAAACCTGACAAAGCCTCTGTAGAACCGAAGACAATAGGTCTACCATAAGCATCATTTAAACCCTCAGCAGTAAAACCTTCACCACTTACAGTCGTCTGTATTCTTACCGCATTAGCGATAGGACCGGGACGCATAGTACCGTGGTCTTGGAAAGAGCTGGGGTTAAATACGCTTCGGATAACAGAAAGCTTAGCTTCTGGCCCATTATTAGGATTATTGATAATTTCAAGTTGGGCGGGAGTTAACACAACTTCTTTACCGTTTGATTGTAGTGGAGATTGTAAAACAGTTTCGTCCCCAGCACTTGCCAAACCTTTATTGTAAACAGTATGTAAGGGGAGTCCGTTTCCAAAACTTTTTAAAGCTAGTTCTTGAGGAGTCGGTTGGAATGTAGGTTTACCATAATTATTTTTGATGTATGCCAGCCGCTCTGGATTATCTTTAAAGTAATTTGCAATAGCCTGGTCAAGGCCATTAACTATAGAAGTCGCCTTTAAATCTCCGATTTCGGTTCTCACTGCTTCAGCGGCTGAAACATTTCCCCTATCCAAGTACGGATAACTAACTCCACTGGTTGTTACTTTACGGAAAAACTTATTACCCTCAACATTATTGCGGTAATTTGCAGTGTACTCTTTTTCCAACTCTTCACCAGCTTGTAACCGAGCAGCTTCAAAACCTAAAGTTTTTTCGTACTGAGCTGTACGTGTTTGTAGTTGTGCATGAAGATATGCTCTCATACGCAACTCTTCACTGGAGCCAGCTTTAATGCTACCAATTTCGGTAGTACCACTGACCAGTTTGTCAAGTGCTTTTTTAGAGTCTTTAAAACCTTGACTGTTCCATTTAGCATTGAATGCATCAGCTCTATCTTTAATAGGTTTACATCCAACGGGATCAATAGAACACACGCCAGCAACAACTTCTGGAGTTAACTCAAAATCACGCAATTTACTAGCAGCACTAATAACATTGTTCCTATGCTGTGCTTCGTAAGTTAAATGCTTAGCAGCGTTAGCCAGTTTAACACTTTCTTTACCAGTTAAAGTGACGTACATTCTTTGAGATTCTTCAGCATTTTTAGCTGTAGGATTAGCCATAAAAGCTCGAAAAAGCTCTCCTTCTATCTCAGCGTTTACAACGTTATCAGTTTGCTGTCGCTGTTTACGAAATTCAAGATCGACTTTAATACGCTCTGCTTGAATCTCAGCATACCTGCCAGTAGGATTACCTTGTTTGTCAGAATACTTTTCTGCCATGGTAGTCCTAACACCGTTCTGGAAGAAAGGAAGTTGAGCAATCTCTTCGTCTGACATGTAAGGTTTGCCAGTCTTCGGGTTGATTGCCGTAAACACCTTTTTCTGGAAAAGATTTAACGCTTCCTCAGGACCTTTGACACTGGATACGTTTCTAAAAGATGTAATAAAAACTTCGTTTCGTCGTGTCGGATCAGCGTGTAAAACGTTGTTCAAAGACTTATCGACAAGTATTTCATTATCAGCATCAAGCTTTCTCTTACGTTCAACGCTTAAAAAGGCATTATCCTTTTGCTGGATAGTACCCATAATCCTTTTGAGGAAACGGGGAGACACACCAGCATCCCTAGCAAGTGCAACAACACCTGCTGTGTGGAGACCTAGAAGCTGTTTCTTTTCTTCATAGGTAAGTGGGCGCTGTAAACGCTCTTCAGCTGATCTGAAGAATGCAGTACGAGAATCTTCATGCTGTTCATTAGCATACTGATTAAAGTGTCCAGCTGCAGCATCAAAACCTAAAGCAGGGCTTTCAAGTTTCAGTGTCGTTGCAGCAAGAGGATCGGCACCATTAATTTCAGCTATCTCGATACCGGTCAGTCTGTTTAAATCAGCTGACCTCATCAGCAACTCTTGGTTACGATCAGCAATCTGCTCGTCAACCGTAGTAGGTGTAAACGTATCCTTTTCGTAATCCTCGTCTTCTCTCTGCTTCTGTAGTGCGTTTACAGTCTTTGCTGCAGTACCACTCAGAGTAGCAAGGCTTTCGAAGATAGCTTTGTTAGCTTGTTGATCAATGTTAAACTGCTGTTGATCTCTAGCAGCTTGTGCCTGAAGACCACGTAATTCACGGTCTGTGTTTTGTGTTTGAATTTGATAATTACGTTCCAACTGGCGAGAAGTAGCAGCAGCATCTTCCTGCATCATACGTGAAACTTCACGACGATTCTCAATTTCAGCACTAGCTGCTTGACGCATCCCTTCAATTTGGCGCGTAGTCTCTTGTCTTAGACGAGCAATATTAGTGTCGTCTTGTGTTTGTGGTCTGTAGCCGCCAGGTTTGGCGGACCGCTGATATTGTAAACGTGCCATTACGAATCCATACCCATAGCAATAGTGTTAGCAGCAGTGCCGAAAGCTTGTCCAACACCTTGAATAGCAGGTGCGAAAACATTCTGACGTGCAGGTGCGGGAATGTAACCAGCAGTTGCCATCATAGGTTCAACAAAGACACGATCAGGTGCTTTAAGAGGTTTAGGAATATCGGGAAGACGTTGAGGTTCAATCATCATAGCGTTCCGTGCTTTGAGGTCATCCGCGTATTTACTCAGAGCAATATCGCGTAGGTTACGTTGTGACTGTTGACCAGCACTAAGTAAACTGGCACTGAGAATAGCAGCGTTTCGACCTTGTTCCGCTACTGTACTTTGAAGAGCTTTTGCACGTGATCCACCTGCTTGCAACATTGCAGCACGACCTTCGTTTTGCAACCGCTCAATCATCATACCTTCTTCCTGGAAGGCAGCTTCATTCAGAATTTCAGCAATAGATGCTTGCTCTTGTTCTGTCGCTTGACGAGCGGCAATAGTGTTGTAAGTAAGTTGCTGTTGAGTATTTTCAATAGAACCTTGGTATTCACGAGCGCTTTGTAAATACTCAAAGTCTTTGATCTGAGTTTGGTACTGCCAATTTTGAACAGCAGTGTCCCATTGATAGTCCCGTTGACGCTGATAGTTAATTTTATCGGCTTCAGAGACAAGTCTGTTGTAACTGTTTTGCAGTTCAGCGGCTCTTTGTGCTGCTCGCTGCTGTGCCTCATAGTTTCGTTGGGCATTCCTGTTCGCAGCACTTGCTGACATAGAACCGGAAATACCACCAGCAATCGAAGAGGCTGCACTAAGACCTGCTGTAACAGCTAACCATGCTACTGCCATAATTAAGACCTCCTATAGAATCGGGGAGTATAGTTACCTTCCCACATCATCGACACCAACGATACAGGATATGGAAAATTACTTGTCACTTTTAAATCAAAATTAGTATTGCGTTGATGAATAGGGACAATAAACTGTCGCTCACTCTTGACAGGAGAACTATCAGCTGAGTAGTAGTCAGCATCTGCAGTGTGTTGTACATTTCGCCACTCGTTAGAACCATTGGCTTTCAGTTTAAACGTCACTGCACCTGTCCTACCTACAGAGAACTTGACCCTAGAAATGGTCAAAGCAGCGGTAAAATCAGTAGTATTTTGATCCCTACGGAAATAGAATCTAGGTAGAGTTACTTCATAATCATACGGGTAGCCGACAACAATGCCATCAGCATAGTCAGTAAAGTCACCCTTCACTTCAAAGTACCGATAGTTGGTACCACTTTCTGTACGCTCATATGCGGTTGCATAATAACCAGCATCAGCATCAATCTCGTCATCTGTACCATCATCAGCTGTTGGCACAGTGAGAAGCATCACTGCCTCAGTCTGCTGGAACGGAGTGTAAGGAACATAGATCTTAGTGATGTCGTTTGTCTCGTCATACACCACCGCATCCACGTCTGTGTGGGGCTTGACGGGGCGTGTAGCCATGTCCAGGCATGAATTACCGTTGATGCCACTAGCGGTCGCTACAACGTCTCCTGTGGGGATCTCGTCAAGGGTAATCGAACCGATAGTGTACTCATCTTCGTGCTGAGAAACAATGATAACAGAATCATTCAGAATCTTAGCATCTTGAATCGTACCTGGCAGTTTCCATTTAGTCCAAGCTTGGAAGAGATCTTTCTCTCCGTTGTTGTAATAACGGTAGAGGTACAGGTAAGACGTGTCCTTATCTACCAACATAATCACAGAGTTCTGTGGGCTGACAGTTAGACCGTCTACGGTTTCAGGTATCCATTCTAGTACTACCTTACTGATGTCAACCACAATAGGTGGTTGTTCAACGTCACGTAACTGCATGGTAAACAGCTTGCTGTAACCTGCCACATTACTGACAAATGCAGAAGTAGTACCGACATCCACAGGTGCGATGTCAGTGTTCAGTTCATAGTTAGAGACGCTCCTTACCACAGTAGAGGTAGGGGTCAGAGTACTACCATCAGTGGTATATACTTGGAACTGTTGACGTTCAGAGAACACCAGCAGACCTTGGGGTGACGGGAGAACATCAGACAAAGTAACAGGTCTGACGCTAGCCACGTTCAAATCAACCGGATCGGAGTCAATTTGTGTAAGAGCTGACTTAACAAAAAAGTTATAGGGATCGTTAGCAACACTGAAGTTAATGTTATCAGTGGATAGGATTCCGAGTCGGTTATTATAGAAGAAAGTAGAAGTAATAGGATCCCCAATAAAAGCAGGTACAGGGCTAGTATCATTGTCCCCTGCTCCTCGTGCTTTCCATGTAGCTTGTCCAAACGTAAAGGTGGTTGCTCCAGTGTTCTCCAGAAGGTGCGGCATAGTAGACGCATCTAAACCAGGAGACACATCACGTGCTACGGTTTCGTTCCAGTAGCCAGGACCTCGTGCACTATCGTAAGCAATAAATTCTACAAAGTAGTTGTCAGCAGAACTGTCACTATTCAGGATCTCCAGGTTGTGACCATGGAAAGACTCTGTAGGAAGTTTAGTAATGTTAACAACGGTATCCTGAGAAGCTTCAATAGCATCGTTACTGAGACCACCGTTAGCACTGATAGTAAAAATTAGCGGAGTACCGTCGTCTGTAAACGTACCATCAGCATGTTCGTAATCAGTTAGCACCTCATCGTTGGTGGTGTCAAACCGTTTAATAACAAGGCTGTTAGTGTAACCTTCGATACACCAAGTACCATCGTAGTCAGTATCGTTGGCAGTTTGACGTGCCTGGATATGAGCCACCAGGGCATCAACAAGGTGATGGTTGGTGTTAGTATCACTGCTGTCATAGAACAGCATATCATCAAATGTTGTACCAGACTGGGCGTTTACAGTAACTGTATCACCCTGAATAGTAACATTGTAAGCAGCTGCTTCAATTTTAGTCAGCTTAAGGGTAGCAACAGAGTTAGCAGTAAACGTACCATTTGCCTGCATGGCAGTGGTAGTACCTCTGTTAGTAATAATCGTGGTATCCTGGATGCTACGGAAGTGATAATTAGTTCCACTCAGATAGCTAGAAGCGTTGTTAGTAACCTGGCACCACGTACCATCAGCTGCAGTCCATACATAAATGTTGGTACCTTTGATAGCACCAATGTAGGAACCTGCAGCTCCACGTTCGACAAAGAACCAAACAGCGTCTTCTAACTCGGACTCAGTAAAGGCATCACCATTAGCTTTCTTCAGGACACTGGTGTGTTGCATCCCAGGACGTTTGAGTAGACCAAAAGTCGGATCGGGATAACCGTTAACACACTCTGTAACTTGTCCTTCTAATTTTTTGTCATCATTTTGTCGGGATACACCGCCTAGAAAGTTCGGTGTGAGTTGAGTTACTGCTGGCATTAGCGATACAGTGCATGGTAAGGTTGATAGCTTTGATAGTAGTTCTCCCCTTCAGGGCTGCCAAAGAAAGTATAATCTCCTTGGTTGCACTCATACTCAAGCGCCATAGATCGTGCAAAGGCTTCTTTCTGTTGAAGCATTTGATATTGGTTAGTATCACCAATGATGCGGCTAGACACAATGCTAGCAGCTCGTGCTACGATAAACGCTTGAACAGGTTCAGGAATACTACCCCAATCCCATTCCCAAATAACATCTACGTAAACAGTTTCATCTGTCCACTTGTAGGAGTGGGTATTACGGTTGTAGAGTTTACCTCCACGGTTCACACTATCCCGATTCATGTTTTGGGTCTTACCAGTGCTAAGGTCCATCTGTAGGACGTTATTAGGGATCTGGATTTCGTCGTTAGAATCAGGTGTAATAGGATAGCTATATTCTTTATTGAAAGTCCAGCCTTCTGCCTGTACTTCGCGGGACACTTCTCTCAGGGTGTTGAGTGCAATCGCAACGTCCGGGTTGGTTTGGGTTTCAACTCTACTTGTCACAATAGATTGAGTCAGGGCACGCTCAGCTACAAGTTGTGAGATGTTCACAGTGTAGCGATACGTAACAGGAGTGGTGGATTGTTCGACCCCAGCAGTAGCAATAGAGGTACCACTAGCAACACCTGTACCACCAATGTACGTACCAACAGGGATGTTAGCAGTCTCAGTAGTAAGGGTTGTACCTGCAGCAGCGGGGCTACCCAGGTTGTCGATACGTCCACGGAAACGACTCACCTCATTGATAACAAGAGTCTCTTCAGTTGTCAACGTAGTAACAGGAGCCTGACCAACTGACGCCAGGATCTGATTAACAGCTTGTAGCTCAGTGTTGGAGCCAGTAGTAGGAAAAGGCATTGATTCTTATTCTCAATAAAGAAATAAAAAAAAGGAGCCCCCGAAGGAGCTCCCGAAAAGATAACTAATTATCAGGCGTCGTTAGCAGGATAAGAAGTACCGAAGGCAGCAGGTGCAGTGCTGGTAGCATGAAGCTCAACAGCAGCAGCAGGATTCAGGAAGTCAGCGCCCATGGCGAGACGACCCAGGATCACATCGCCCTGGTAGATCACAGAAACGTCACCACTGGTCACTTGGACCTGAGGAGCAATAGCTTCCACACAGCCAGCAGCTTCACGCTGGAAGATCAGACCGCAGGAAGTGTTGAATTGACCCTCAACGGTGGTATTGGTGTCATCACCATCAGTGATTTCACCATAGTGGTTGCCACCAGTTTCATCCTTGGTAGCACGCTCCATGTCAGCACCCACGAACGAACCACGGTTGCCGGGATCGGTGTCATTAGCAGCCAGGTTGTCGTAGTCCACACCATAATGGTTGAAGAACGGAATGTTCATGGACTTGTAGATCTTGATACCAGCGATGGAGATCACGCCCTGGCCGCTTTGCAGCGCAGTGCCGGTCTCGTCGCGGTTGATCAGACCGTTGCTACCAACCTCTTGGATCAGAGCGTAGTACTGACGGGGGTTCAGAACACCCACGCGACCATCAGAGCTAACGCCCTTCTCGTCCATTGCAGCAGCAGCGTCGTAGAAGGCGTTGATCAGGTTGGTTGCACCATAGGCGTCAGACAGAGCGCCAGTGCCGGAACCGACCTGGACCTGAGTACCGCCGGGCTCAACGAAGCCAGTCTTGCTCACAGGAGAAGCCTGACGTGCGCCCTTAGCGATAGCACGGAAGATCAGACGGTCATACTTTTCTGCGAGAGCATAACCAATCTTACGAGAGATTTCGCTACGCAGGTCGTAAT